AATGTTACCTGCACAGAAATAACTTTTACCTGCGCCTGATTCTCCTGCAAACACTGTTACCTTACCTAATGGAACACCTTTGTGGAAGTCACCACTAATAAGATAGTTTAGTGCATATGAGCCTGTTGAGATCCAATCTGTAGGATCGTTAAAGCCACTACTCATACCTGTTATACTTTTTGTTAGGTCCTTACGGAACTTACTAACATCAAATGATTTAGCCATAGTTTCTCCTTGTTAAGCCAAAGTGTAGGGGATTGCTCCCCTACATTATTTTGATTATTGATTTTGTCTCGAACGAATCATTGCTAAAATGTCGCTTGCATTACCTTCAGCAGGTGCAGTTGCAGTTGCCGCCGGTGCTGTCTCTGCTACTGGAGCAGGAGCCGCTTCTGGCGTTGGTTCAGTTGCCGCTGGATCACTTTGACTCACAGCCGTTGCATTAGGACTAGGTGCTACGTTCGGATCACCAGTACGTGCTTGCATACCTGATGGTCTAAAGTATGAACTCCAACGATCTGCATCGTATGGTTGTCCATCAACAGATGCTTCAAACATCTCTTGCATTACCTTAACACCAGTTTCGTCTGGTTTCTTAGGAAGGAAATCACCTAAAGTCCATAAACCGTTTGCATTTACAGCATTCATTTCTGCATCACCAAGTGGTCTCTCTCTACGAGCCCAGTTTGATGTTGAGTAATCGGCATACCCACCTTTTGATGTTTTATTAAGACGGAAGTCTACACCAGCAGTATAATCTGTTGGTAATTCTTCCATATCCGGATCCATAAGCGCCTGCTTAATAATCTGGAAAATCTGTGGACCAATAATAAAACGTCTAATTGGATTTTCTGGAGTAGTATCTTCCCCAATTGGATTTTCTACCACAAAGCCTTGGAATACGTATGAACGCTTTTTCCAATACTTACGACCCATGTCTTCAAGACTAGGATCTTTAAACCAACCACGTACTTCGTTAAGGATATTGCACGAGTCACCATACATTTCCATACATGGTACTTGTACTTGTACAGGCTTACTGCCTGGCTCACCTTTTATACTTGGAAAAGGTAATTTGATCATAAGTCTTTCTGTCCAGAAAAACGTATTATCTGTGTTACCATCAGGAAGGAAACGTAGAGTTGCGCTCTCGCCTTCTTTCATATTCCAAAATGGGTAAATTGCGTTGTCGCCGCCGCCGCTTTGCGAACCACCTGTGCGTGATTCTTGCTCTTTCAGTTTTGCTCTGATCTCTGCTAATGATGCCATAATATATGCCTCCTATGTTTTGCCTTATAGCCTTTGTGCCTTAGTTTGTTAGTAGCACAGTTCTTATTATATACTAAACTGCTAACAATGTCAAGTCTTTTTTAAAGAAAAAGAAATAAAACTTATAACAGGACTATTATAGCCCTGCTAATTTGTAAAGATCGTTTTGACTAACGTCTAATTTTGTGTTCGAAGCAGGTCTTTCGCTCTCGCCTATGCCTGCCGCTCTTTTCATTGCTTCAATATCTGCTGTTACAGCCAGTGTAATCTTCTCTGGCTCATGCTCTGCTTCCATCTCTTGTACTGCTGGGCCTTGCATTACTGATTCATACTTACTAAGTATTTTTTCAATAAATTGCTTTGCTGGCGCAATGTACTGCTCACCATAGTCTTTTTCAACCATAGTTAATACTGCTGTTTCGCCTTTTGGAAATGTTCCTTCTTCTCTATCAAACAATGATAAAATCTTTTCTGGTAACGGTATATTTTGATCTTTTTCTAGTGTGATATCTTCTTCGTCATCATCTGGATGATCTATTTTATCACCTTTTTTCTTGCCGTCCATTTTTGCTTTGCGTACTGCGTGTGCATATGCATTGCCTTCATCTGTTTCGTCTTCGTCGCCATCTTCTTTATCATCGATTGCTTTTTTCATTGGCTCTTCTTTGTCGCCATCGCCATCCATATCTAAAAAGTCTGGTTTTGCTTTTTCACTAAACTGGCCCATCATTTCTTCAAAGCCTGCATCAATGTCTGCTTCTGTTGGAATAGTTGATTCATCATCTTCTGAATGAAAATCTAAATCAGGATCTTTAAATAATCTTTTTGCAAGTTGTGGATCTTTAGAAAATGATTTTTTAAATCTTCCAATTAGGTCTTCTCTTGGAGATGTATCTAAAGCACCTGGCATCATATGGTCAGCAACAGTTTCGATGTCCATATCTGGATTATCAAGAATCTTTTGCACATATGGTTGCATATCTTTTAAATCTTTAAGGTATGGTTCTACCATAGCAATGTCGCCACCTTCTTCGCCGTCGTCGCCGTTTGCTTTATATTGTTCTATCTCTTTTCTTGTTTTTTGAATATCATTTAGTAACGTTTTGTAAGTCATCTTTACAAATGGTAATACTTCATCATAGGTTACACTATCTCTGTCGAAGTCTGATTCATTTACATTTTCTTTTGTAGTTTTATCGTTGTAGCGTTTGTCGCCTGCTTTCATTCTTTTGTATGCAGGAGTATTTGCTTTTTTATCAGCATCTGTAACATCCATTTTATCTGTTCCGTTATCCTGTTTGTCTTTATCTGCTTCACCTAAAAGTTCTTCAGGTCCTAATTCTTTAATTGCATTTGCTTCACTTACTAATTTATAAATGTATGGAAAAACACCTTTTAGTTCTTCATTGAACTGTTTAATTGTAAGTTGTGTAGTCCAATCAGTTGCTACATCTTCTGGCACTTCTTCAAGAACAACACTTTGGAAATTTGAAGTTGCTTCTGTATAGTGTGCTTTGTTTTGTAATTTTGCTACTGTATTCTTAACTGTTTCAATACGCTCGTTAACAACATCCATATATCCTGCAAGACCTTCAGCCATGACACTGCTTCTTGACATATATGTTTTGAACTTACGTAGTTTATTCATTTCTTCTGATAGTCCGACAATGTGCTTACCAAAGTCGTCGTACATGTTTCCGCCTTCTGCTACGTGACGGGCCATTGCTCTTGCACCGTTCAAATGTTTAAATGGATATTTAAAACGTTCGCCGTTTGCACTTTCAATGTAAATGCTTCCAATCTTTTGTGATCTTCCGCCTGCTAATTCTTGGTTAATGCTTTCGCTGTGCTTAACACAAATTCTTGCATCTGCTATATTCTGGTAACTAGTTTTGCTAGTTCCGTACATCGTTGATTCTGTCATGGTGTTATCTCCGTTCTTATTAGATAAGAATTTGTAATCTCTCTTTTCTAAGTTTGACTTCTGTATGTCTCTCACTTCAAAGTTTAACATTCTTTTCTTGGCAAATACTCTCATTTCTTTTAAAAAATCGTACCATTTTCTTTTTATTGATGCATCGTTTGAATCAAATAGATTCTCGCTATACATAACAACTACAGCCTCTTCGTCTAAACTAACACTTACTTTACCACCTTGATTTCCGTATACAAAGTCATAAAAGCGTGATTCGCTAGGTGTATTAGTAACAACACCCTCAGCATTACCTATAGTAATGTTTTTAAACCTTCCTCTAAGTTTAGAAAACAGTTCTTCGCCAATTTTATTTAAGTCTTTCATGCTAATATTTATCAATAATTGTTACTAACGAAGATTGGCATTGGTTCTACATAATCTCCGTGCTGGTCTGATTGATTGAAGGTATCATAGATTCTTGGATCCCAATCTTTCAATACATCCATCATTCTTAGTGCTAGTAGCGTTGCACTAATCAAATCGTCTGTTTGACCTAGTTTTGCATTATAACTAGAGCCAGTTGCTACATAGTTTTTCAGTTCACTTATCATAGGTTTACTATGTAGAACCATTTTATCATTTTCAATCATGGTTTTTAGTCGGCTACAGGCTGTAACTTTACTACCATGGGTAGTATTAAATCCTTTACGAAACTTACGTACATGTCCTTTTCTAATAGGTTCACTTACAAATAGTCCGGGTATATTTTCTTCACCAAAATCATTGATTACAATAAGTGCCGCTTCTCCTAATCCATTGTTTTCAACACTCCAATATATCCCGTTAGCATCACCAGTTTCTTGTTCAATGTGTTTGCATATATCTGTCATTATTCTTATTTGTGCTGGAATTGCTGTAGTATTGTGTTGCCATTCTGCTACCTGTTCATAACTAGGTAATTCAAATACTTGTATAGCCGCATTATCGCCACCAGTACCCATACTAGGATCAAGTGCTACTGCATATGTAAATTCTGGACTTGGTTTTTTATACCAGCGTGTTTGTCCCATATTAATAATAGGATTGTTACCTTCCATTGCCGCAAGTTTTATTGAATTAATTAATGTTTCGTCGTATACTAAAAATTCACAATCATATTCACGTTTAAATCTTTCTTCACCTATGCGTCCTAATTCTTCTTTTTTCCAAACGTCATCTCTGTCAGGATGTTCTTGCCAGTAACTGCGAAAACTATGAAATCCGTTTTTACCTAATTCATTTTCGTTGCCGTGTTCATCAAACTTATCTTCTGCTTGTTTCCATATAGTAGCAAAAGTATCTTCATCTGAGTTTGGTGTACTTGTAAGAATAGCACGACCACCTGTTGCTAGTGTAGGTGATATTGATGTCCAAAAGTCTGTAGCAACATTAGGCATAACAAATGCAAACTCGTCACAGTATAGTAATGATATGGACATACCACGTCCTGTGTTGCCTGTTGTAGTAGCACTTACAATACGTGAACCATTTTCAAATTCAATTGAACCTTTGTTGTAGTTTGTAACACCTGCTCTAATATGATCAGCACACATTTCATATCCGTATCTAATACGTTGCATAATTTCTTGTGCGCCTGTATACTTGTGTGCGGCAATTAGTATTGTTTGGTCAGGTATAAACATTGCATACCATAACAAGTAAATTGCGGCACAGGTAGTTTTGCCTGTTTGTCTAGGCAACATATTAATATTAAATCTATAATCGTGATAACTTGAAAGTAATCTTGTTTGATATTCATACGGATCAAATAATAGTTTGCCTTTAACAGGATGCTGTATGTATGCAAAGTTACGAGCAAAGTAATCGTACCCAAGTTTAGGATCGCTACATTTAAGTAACTGCTCTACTTGATCATTAGTAAATGTTTCTCTTTTATTGGCTTTTTTAATTAATACGCCGTCAAGTGATTTGCTCATAGTAATATTTACCGAAAAAAATAGGACCCGAAGGTCCTATTGAATAGTTGGGGGGTGTTAACCGCAGTGTGCCGCGAATAGTTTTTCGAATTTGCCCTTATCGCAACCATATCCGTCTTGTACTTTTTTAAACATTTCTGTTTTAGTACAACCGCTTGCGTTAAGTTTTTTCATTTCACCTACACATCCTGATTCGTCAAAATCATCTTCTGATTCAGTTACTTCTTCTGTTTCGGCCATCTTAGTCATTAGTGCATCACGTAGTGCTGATTGCAATTCTTCTATAGCCATGTTTTCGTCTGTTGGACATTCAACTGCCATAGCATTATCGCCATCTTGTGCTTTTGCGTATGCTTTCTTCTCACGGTTCAATCCACCCGATAAATCTTTAGTCATATATTGATGGTCTTTGTAATCTTCTTCTGGTGAGTTGTCATATCCTGCTTCACTTTTCATGCCGCCAGCATAAGCATCTGCGGCTGGACGACCTTTTGGTCCTTTGTTACCTTGCTCCTGATCTTGATGTTCTTGAGCACCTAATATTTTAAGACATTTCTTACCTGTCTCATAAACGTCTGCTGGATCTGCATCAACCAAATCTCTCATTGCTGAATAACAACTTAATGTTTTATCGTCTGCGTTTAAATGCATAGAGGCAAAGTGATCGCCCATTTCATCCACAATATGATCATTGTCAGTAAAGTCATCACTGGCTTTATCCATTAAATGATATATATCACCTTCTAACTCATCTTTAAGTTCTTCTGCACTCATTGACTTAGCATCTTCTATTTCTTCTGGATCATTTAAATTAAGTTCTACCGGATCTGTAATTCTATCTACCTTATCAAATGTATCTTCGCCCATTCCCATAAGTTTATCTTTGCTATCACCTTTATCCATTTTACCCATGCTTGGCATGTCCGGTGGTCCGTCCATTCCGTCCATGTCTATTGGTGGCGCTAACTTAACAAGGTCACGCATTTTACCCATGTCTGGTGGTCCCATTGGTGGCATCATATCAGGCTTCATTTCGCCTGCATCTGGTGCTCCGCCATCACGCATAATATCAACTAGGCGTGCAACATCATCTGCTGTTTCGCCTGACATGTTAATGCTCATTGAAGCCGCTTCATTAATTTGCTTAACTTCTTTTGGAGTTGGATCCATAGAATCTAAAGTGTTCTCTAGGTCCGTTAATTTTTGTAATAAGTCTTTCATATTAGCCTCCTACAACTGCTTTAGTGTTTTCTGATGAATCAATGTCAGCACTTTCGCCTTTGGGCGCGGCTTCCATTGGATCTGTATTACGTTCTTTACGTGCTACTTCTAACTCTTTGAGTAAGTCCATTACTCTGTTACCAGCAACATGATCCTGTGCTTTCGGATCTGCTTGTTCCATTTCTAAAGTATCAAGTTTTGATTCATAAGGTTCACCGCTTTTTGGTGCTTGATATTCTTCTCTTGGATCATTTGCGTTTCTTACAATAACGTGTGCTTGTTCACACTCACAACATTTACAAATATAATCTTGTAATACTTGTGGAGTAGTAGGATATCCTACTTCTGCATCATAGTAAGTAACTTCCATGTTTTGCAACTGTGGAAAATCTAGTGGTCTTTCTTGTATAGGTGTCTTTTTGCCATTCGACATTGATACAACATCAAACTTTTTAAGAGCAGTTTCAAGTTTATCTTGAAATCCTTCTGCCATTTCACCTGCAACCCCAATTTTGAATTCATAAGTCTTTTTAGACTCTGTTAATATTTGTGTAAATGTTTTCATGACGGTTATCCTCTAATACTATTTATCTTCTTCTAATTTTTTTAATCTTGCTAATAGGCTGTTTCTATCAGTAACAATAGCACCGTGACCGTTAACAATACCAGCCTCTTCAATAGGTGTATCCTTATCTTGCTTCTCTTTTTTCAGTTGTAAGTCTATCATTTTAAGTTTTTTGTCCATTTTTGCAACTTTTGCGTCTAAAGATGTTTTAAGCATTGATCCTGCTACTTCAAATACCCTGCCACTATAACGACTTTCAACATTCATCCCTAAATCCATTAAGTCTTCGTAACTTTGTAAAGCACGTTCAGCAATATCATTTAGTTCATTATCTGCTTTTTCGCCTAATCCTTTTACACTAGGCAATGCACTAGCAATCTTATCAAACTCTGCTATATCACGCATAGTCTCTTTTTGCTCAGCAATTTCGTATTTCTTTTGCTGATTTTCTTGCTTAGATGCTTCGTCGATAATTTCCTTTGAATCAGGTAAATCAAGCAAGTCTTGTAGTTTCTTTGTCATTTTAATATTCCATTAACTGCTACTATTATTTAGCAGAATTAGGGTCTTGCTCCCATTTTTCTTTAGTGATGCGTATATACCATGCTCTGAATGGTTTGCCTAGTCCTTCGCCTGCTGGATTGTACAAATAAGGAAGTAAGTACTCAGGATATCCTTTACCACTTCCTGCATTATTTGTTTTGATAAACACTTTATCTACATATTGAAATACATCATTAAAGAAAAACTTCCAGTCAAATAGTTCTCCTGGTGGTAAACACTCTCTATCAAAGCATGTCCTACTAGCAATAAACAAATCATATTTGCCCGGAAAGTCCATAGGCTTACCATTGTCAATCCACAAATGGTGTCTTTTTAAATTAATGATATCACAGCATTGTTTGTACATTGGACCTGTTTGCTCTTCGTCGACATCAGTTGCTTCAACATGTATACCTTTTTGCATAAGCATGTATGGCAACATTCCTACACCAGTACCTATGTCAACTGCTGTCTTTACATCTTTCAGCATACCAAACTCTTCTGCTTTTTTAACCATGTATTCTTTTTCTGGATAGTGTATATCCCATTGTCTGATATATTTTGCACCCCTTGCTTTTTTGGGATGACTGTTTGCTATATCAAACATTTTTGATTTGTATTCTGCTAAATTCATTATCGTCTCCTTCCGCTGTGGAAGATATCTTGCTCAGTAACTATTCTAAAATACATTCCTTTTTGTTTACACCATGCTCTAGCGGCTTCCCATTTTGCTTGGTTAACAATCCATGCCGCTTGGTTGTGTTTGCTACGACCTAGTTTTTCTTTTAGCGTTTGATTTTCAGGTTTGACTTCTATTATCTCAACTTTCCTACTGCCATTTTTATTTGCATATGCAATAAAAAAATCTGGTACATATATTGTATGCTTACCAGTTAATGGATTTCTATAAGGAATTTTTACTGCTTCACTAGCCCATGCTTGAATATACGCATGTTCGTCGCACATTTTCATAAACGCAAATTCCCAACTACTTCTATAAGTAGGAGTTCTATTGCCTATGTACTTGTCTGGATTTTTTAGGTTATATTTTCCCTGTGCAAACCGTGACATGGATCTATACCACTATGTTACGTGATTCTTGTCGAGATATAGTGTCTTTTGTTTTGAATCCAATTACACTAACTTTAGATCTATTATAGTTTACAATTTCGCCGACTAATCCACTTATTTCTACATCGTCTAAACCTTTAAGTGTATCAAGTAGTGTGTAAACATTTACGTCATCTGTCTTTGCTTGTTGTAATAATACTGTAGCAACACCTGTTGCTGAACTTTGTTCAAAACCTCTTTTTAAGAAAAATCCTACTACTGAATCAACTTGTGTAGCATTATATGAAATAGGATCAGTAAAGTATTTGTTAAAAAATTCTTTTACTTCTGTTGCACTATCTACTGGTTCTAATTTGTAACTGCTGTTTGCCATTATGGTCCATTTCTTCCTGCTTGTAATGTTGATCCTGAATTTGCACCTACTGTTGTTGAAGTACCAAATGAATTTGCTGTGCCTGCTTGGGCATCGTTTGCAAAACTAGTTGCACCTGCTGTTGTACTATTGTTTGCCGCCGCTTGGGTAATCCTTTGACCGTATATTAATGAACTAGTATCAACTGTTCCGCCTACTGTTGATGTAATAGATGCATTCCCTCCGTTACCAGATGATTTAGGAATACTTATATTACTAAGTCCACCTACATTTTCTCTACCTATATTTGTAATTGTACTTTTTAAAATATTAAATCCTTCTTCACGTAGTCCTGCTTTTGATAATGATTTTGCATTTTTAAATGTATTAAATGCAGTCAACGCTGTACCTAAATTAAAAGTACCACCGGCAATATCTCCAAGTACATCACTAATTCCGCCAATTACTCCACCACCGCCAAATAGACTACTTGTACCACCACCGCCTAGTGTTAATGGACTAGGTGTTTTATCGTAGTGTGCAGTAGCAAATCCTTTTGGACTGTTTTCACCTACTGGACCTCTACTATAATATACTGCTTCATATGCAATACTAATTTGGTTTTGTGAAGGTGTACTATTATCCATACTATCCACTTGGTCGTGTGTTAGACCTGTAACCATAGGATTAACAAGTGTATATCCTAGATACTCATGTCTAGCCATTTGGTAAATTGTAATTTTATTAAAGAAAGGTGATTTGTGATCGTTATCTAAACCATATCTATAATTTTGTGAAATTGGATCTGTATATGTGTTACGCGGATTATATGGTGGATTTATTCCGTCATCTCTATAGTTACCGTCTCTAAAATAATATCTGTAGTATGCTTCCATTAACGTTGTGGTCAATCCCATGTTGTCATCATGGAAAGTAATGTTAACAGGATCATATTCAATACTAGTTTGTAAGTTCTTTTTGCGATTATACATATTTTTAGTTGCAGTTTGAATACTAAACTTAGGTAAATCTGCTGACTTAACAAGCATATTAATTTCTTGTTTGTGTCTTTGATCTAATTGTGGTATAACTTTTTGTGCTTCTGGACTTAATTCAAATACTACATGATACAGGAATTTTGTCTTAGGTGCAAGACGCATGCCGTCATCTGTAAAAAGTCTTGCGGCATGTTGATAATCTTTTAAATTACCACCAGGATTTGTTGCTCCTTGTAAAACGTTATTTA